TAATATAAATGTCACTATCAATAATTGCTATACTATCATAAGTCTTTAAAAACGTAAATGCATTTTCTTTTTCAAAGATTGGAAGATAACCCAGCTTTTCCCAACCACCAGTTTTACCCTTACGATTGGTCATAAAGGGATCGGGTTTAATCATAAGTATGGGTTGCCGTTGTACCTGATAATCAGCGCCTATACGTTTAGCATAAGCCTTTACTGACTCTGTGCAAAAGTCATAAAGTTTACTACGTTTGCCAACGTATACTTGATATATTAAGGTTTTCATTTTACTAACTCTAAAAGATCTTTAGTATCTCTTGCATATTGTGCTAATCTACCAGATTGAAAGAAATGGACGAAATGGGCTTCTTTGACTCTGTCTTTATCTACACCACCAAAGAATGGATTATATAGAGCATTCCATTTCCAATCAAGATGTTTTACTTTAAGGTTTTCTTTCTTGGCCCAATAGTTCAACATGATTTGATCTGTCTGCCATTTCCAAAAACCCTTACCATCAATAAAGTCCTGAAAGTCAACTCTCTCCATAAACTCTTTTGCTTTCTGGCCCTTGAGAATATCCTTTATTGATGAATTATATATTACGACACCAGAGTTAAAGAAATTACCACCATTCTCATTCCAATCCCAATCGTATTGTTTGAGGGGTTCCAACTGCTGTTCGGAATATAACTTTATTCTTTTACGATAGGATGGATCTGCAGGTAGTTCTCTTTCAAACTGAGCCGCAATATCTTCGTCTTTTATTTCATTAAAAATATTAGGAGTGCCGGGTCTAATCCATATGTCATTGTCAATTACACAAACCCTATCATAATCGTAGATGTAATTAAATACATTTTCTTTCTCATAGATAGGCAAAAACCCACCATGTTGTTTCCATGAGTTCTCAGATCTATTTGATGTGAATGGATTTGGTTTTATGCGTAGTAACGGCTGTGTTTGGCAAATGTAATCTGAACCTATACATTCTGAATAGTCTTTAACAGAATTAACACATAGATCGTGAACAGCTGATCGCTTACCGACATATACCTGATAAATTAGAGTTTTCATAATAATTAACTATATCATTAGCCAATGATAATGCCTGTTTAAAGTTTTTACGAAAGCGGTTAGATTTAGATCCACTATTGACAAACCATTTTAAGGTATCAATAGTACTATCTTCATTAATTAATTTATATGTAGATCTATTACCGAGAGTGATTTCCTCCCATTGAGATCTCAAATTCAATATTGTAAATATACTATCCGTGCAATGATCGGGGTTCGTATTCATCATAGTCATGTTCATCATCATACATTACTTCACTTAACAATTGTTTTTCTTCTCGGTCTATCACTTCTCGAATTCGTAGGTCTTTATTTTCCGATTGTGATTTATGCTTGCCACGTTTCTTATTGCGTGGATCGAATCTTGAATACTTAGCCATGTTCTCCTCTTAGTAGCCTAACATTTCTTTTGTCATAATATAATCTCTTACAAAGTCTGACCTTACGATGTCTTCCCATCCAAAATTAATGACTGTAAAATTTCTCAATTGTTCAACAATTTGCATAAATTTCATAATACCGTTTTTGTCATCATCATACTTAAAATCACTTTGTTTATAGTCACCGCAAAAAATTATTTTAGAGTGTCTTCCGACTCTTGTGATTACAGAATCTAATTCATGAAAATTAAGGTTCTGCATTTCATCTACAATTATAATAGAATTATCAAATGTTGTCCCGCGAATAAATGATGTAGATTCAAACATTATTTGTTTTGATGTAACCAATTTGTTATATGATGATTTATCACCAAACAATTCAGCACAGATAGCTCTATAGGGTGTAGTGAAGGCTTCTTCTTTATCTTCTTTGGCTCCTGGCAGAAATCCCATATCTCTTGTGGGTACCATTGATCGAATTATGACAACCTGATCCCACTCGGTTTCTTTATCAAGCATATCCTCTAATGCAAGATATAACGCCATAAATGTTTTACCAGTACCCGCAGTTCCAGCTAATACTAAATTGTCTCCCTCATCCCAAGCTTTATAAGCAATTTCCTGATTTTTGGTTAATGGGTCAAACTGAAGAAGATCATCCAATTTGACCGTCATGGAATTATTCTGAGTCTTGACTCTTTTCATTTAATTATTAATCGTGCTTCCAGGATTGTTCTTTTTAATTCTACCTAACATATTATTCCATTCTGATCCAGCTCTACGAAGAGTAGATGTAGTATCAGATACAAACTTGGCAGTAGAAAGTTTTTGTTTATACTTTCCTGTAGCCAATAATTCTTCTCGCTCTGCCAAAGACAGAACCATTTCATGTTCTTCGTTTGTTTCTATATCTATCATTGTGTATGATGGCATTTGTGTTAAGGGACTGGCTTGGCACCAGTCCCTCCTCCTAGTTAAGTGGTTTCCAATTTAGACTTTAAAAAATCATGTTTACGTTTCAACTTAGATAAAAGATCCTTATTACCTCTTTGTTTGACTTTTTCCATATAACTGGTAAGTTCAAGTAAATCGTTTCTTAATCTATCTAGTTGTATTCTACTCATAAGTACTCCTTATTTGTTAACGTAAAATTAAACCGGGATAAGCCTCCTGTACTAGTTTTTTTGTGACACCTTTAATTGGCAGTTTCTTGTTGATCATTCCAGCAAGAAGTTCTGCATCTCGAGGGTGCACTGTCTCGAGAATATCTAAAAACATCTTTTCTCGTTTAACGACGCTCATACGTTCACCTTGACCGCCCTTAACAAAATAAGCTAGTTTTTTATTATGCTGTGTCCAGTTTGAAGGATGTGATTCTGGAGTTGCTGGTTCATATGGAACTTTACCCTGAGGTAATAGCCATTGAACTGCATCATCAAAGGTACCTCTAAGAAGATCCTTTAGAGCCCAGTTATCATTTTGTTCCTGGAGAAGTTTAATTTTTTGGGCTTTTGTTTTAGCCGTAGAAATCTTTTCTAAAATTTCAAATGTATAATATGTAGTTTTGTTTACCATCTCAAATAAAATCCTGTAGGTCATCCATTAGTAGACGACACTGTTTTTCAATTAGGTAGGGAAATACTTTACCTTTGTTAGACCATTTATCTTGGTTATCATAATTATATATAATTTCTGTTTTGATGTCTTTCGGTGTTTCTGAAAGATCAATCAATGTTTTATTACGAATATAATTACGCATCCACTCTTCATCTTTACCATACGGCTCTTTGTAGGTGGTTGATAATTTATCAATTATGTCTTCCATAACTTTCTTACGAAGAGGTGTTTGACGAATGCCTTCCACAAATACATCATCATTAGATAATACATTAGGAATGCCATCCGCCTGATCACCTTTAAGAATCAATTCCATTAATTGTTTGCGTGGATGTGTTTCCTTAATCATTTTCTTTGTGATAGGAGAATACTGAGATACATTATCATACTTTTGCAGCTGAGCAAAATCTTTGTCCGAAGATATAATCATCACTGGTTCATACTTACCAAACTCTTGAGTATCTTCTACAATAGCAGCAATGATATCATCTGCTTCACATCTATCATGCTCTACTACCTTATATGGAAAATTTTCTTTTATTTCTTCAAGAACCATATTGGTAATACGAAACAACTCTTTCCAATCAATATTGGATTTCTTACGGTCTGCTTTGCGCTTATACTTATATTGTGGATAATAGTCTTTGCGCCAGTTCTGGAAACCATCACAACAGATGACAACCTCACCATACTTATTTTTATACTTAGAACGATACATACGAATACTATTAAGAATCATATGGCGCACTAAATTTTCATCAATATCGAGCCTCTGTGTTACTACATTAGAAACCGCGATACCATTATAATCAATCAAAATCATCCCATATCTCCCTGGGTGCAACAAATGTTAATTTATTATATACCGGTTCGCCTTAAAGGTCAACCCATTAATTTATCATAATCTGCTTTATCTACAATACCTTCTCTAAGCAGTTTTTCTCTGTTGGCCATATGCTTCATTTGGATCTCTTCCTTTGAACCGCCAAAGTAGGCTACGGCATGGCCTTCTTCAATCATGATGTCTGTAACCTTCTCACGTTTACCTTCATAACGTTCAACCCAGAAATCTCCCAATACTCGGCCGAACTTACCCTTCATGTCTTCACCATCTTTGTCTTCAGTGGTAATAAGTTTGCCACCCTCACTTAATAATTCTTTTAGTCTATTCTTAGCAGCTGTGCCAAATAACTTTTCTACTTTATCACTTGTTCTGCTCTCGGGTGTATCAATGCCCATGATACGTACACGTTCATCTTTTAACCAAACACCAAAGCCCAAGTTAATATCAACGTCTACAGTATCGCCATCTACACATTTTAATAGAACTACGTCATACTCGTTCGTATTCATTTTTTATTTCCTTTACGTGATTTTTATGAATTCTACAACTTATAATTCCATTATAAAAATCATCGCGAAGTAATACGTCCAAGTCAAATTGGTATTTAGCCTCAAAGTATGAGCATTCACCTTTGGTCTTACATAACCTTAGAATCTCTCTTTTAAAGCTCTCTACGCCGTTATTTTCTACTAGTTCTTGTACTTCCTTACTGCTACCATAGTAGGTACGCCAATCGCTTTCTACGCGCGTTTTAACGCGTCTCTTACGAGTTTTTGTTTTGGGAAGTGTCTTGGGTTTCCAAAAGAATTTCTTACCTAAGTATTTTTTATTATTTGTAAGATCTGTTATGATATAGACAAAGCCCTGATACTCTTCAGGCGTCTCATCAAACTCTTTATCATTGTATAGCCACATAAAAAAATAGTCCTGCATTTCTACAGGACTATTTATACTACTCTTCTAATTCTTCGTATTCAACAGAAAATCCACACATAGGACAATATTGTGGTATTTCATCTTCGTCGACTACTAATACCTGAGTCTCTACATCACAGGCATGACATTCTACCCAATATTCTTTTTCCATCTGCTCTCCTAGAATGTGATTTCGCATGCACCGCCCTGACATGCGATCGCACCCATAGTATCTATATCGGTAAATCGCTTTTGTGAAAGCTGTGTCTTAAAATCTACAGGACTAATGTTTTGTTGAATCTTAGTCCACTTATGTAATAGGAATACATCTTTAAGGCAATACTCTGTTTCTTTAAGATCACCTTCAAAGTAGTTATCGGCAAATTTTTTGAATCTACGAATCCATTCTTTGTTTAGATCTGAGATCTCGCCACGATATTCCTCTGGCATTTGAGCTTGCATGGTTGCGTCCCATAGATCTCTAAATCCTTGTTTGCGGGTGTCTACAATAAGGCCAGAAGCAAACAATGCCGCCTTACCATATTTTTCAACTATTTGGTCTTCTGTTAATACTTCGGTCATTGGCGCTTGTGCAAAGTCTTTGTCACCCGAGCCCGCCAAGAACGATATACCTGCAAAAGAATCGCGATTGTCATATACATAATCCTCCACTTGAGACCACATGTGTGGCATTACAGTTACAGTATTGGATACATTATGGCGGACCCTAGAATCCGCACATAATTCTTTGTTTGTACCTGCCTCAACCCAATTCTGTTGTACTAGTCTTACTTTCTCCAATAGTGCTGTGCCATATAGTTCTTCACGGAATAGAGAACCTTCTGGTGAGATAATAGGAAAGCCGACACAGTAGTCTGTATTGTTAGATGACCACACAGACTCTTCAACCATATATGGATTTGATTCAGCAAGTAGTTGAGCTACCTCTGTATCCTTGTTTAGTTGTATATGACGGATATAACGAGGAGAATGCTCAGCATGTATACCGCTCGCCGTTTGGAGTAGAACGGAAGCGTTTCCACTAGGCTTAACACACGTTGTTCTTGCTGCCGCATTAATTCCGATAAGCTCTGCAACGGTTTTATTAACTTGTTTAACAATTTCAGCTCCTTTTGTTTGAAACTCTTCATCGAAAAGAATACTCGGGTTATTCATCCATCCCGTGATAGATACACCCAACAATGCTTCTCTTTCGAAGATATCTTTGGTTGTTTTATCCAAATACTTAAAGCTTGTATAACCTGCTTGTAATGTTCCAAGAATAGCAGCTGCTCTACATGCTTTATAGAATTCGGCTGATGATGTACATTTACCTCCATTAATTTCTGTTAGGTTACATCCCTGCCACCCAGACTTACCATCAATCTGTGGGTACATTCCTATTTCGACACAGGGGTTAGTGGTGAAATCTCTATCTTCGACGAAGTAAAATCCGGGCTCACCGAACTCTTTGATGGACCCCATAATTGACTTGAATTGCTCTCTAGTAATCTCGGAACGAACAATGACAGCAGAGTTATTGCTACGGCCGCGCTGAGGATTATCAATGAACCAATTTCCTGTTTTGGCTGAGACCATTTCTTCATCTTCAGCACTGAAGAGACAGATAGTTGCAGAACGACGAACACCACCAGCAAGCACAGCATCAGCAGCATGCATGGCAATATCATATACATCAATAGGTCGAAGACGATTGTGCCCACTAAGGACTCGAGACTG